GGCGGGAGCCTCGCGAAATCGCGCTAGAGAAATCAAATACTTAGGCCGACGCTGGAAGGGGTGTTCATGTCACGTCTGTTCAGCATCCGCGATCTAATCGATATCACTCGCAAAAGCGACAAGACGATTAAGAAGAAGCTGGAGACGCTCGCGCCGACACCGGGCCCTAAGGGCGCGAAGTTATACGACTCCGCTCAAGCGCTCGCACTGATCTACGCGGACGTCGGCGACCTGTCTACTGAGCGGGCTAAGCTGACTGTGCTCCAGCAGGAAAAGCTGGAGATAGAGATAGCGAAGATCAAGGGCGAAGTGGTCGCGATTGAAGACGTCGCTAAGACGGTCGAGAAGGAATACTCCTTCGTGCGCGCTCACATACGTCAGCTTCCAAGCAAGCTGGCCAAGCCACTCAGCATGGTTACGGATCCACACGAAGTTCACGCGGCCATCAGTGAAGCCGTGGACGAATGCCTGACCGAGCTAACCGCGGATGCGACGTACGCAAAGCAGGTCGCCGAGAAAACTACCGAATTGGATACGGCCCCTCGGGCCGAAGGAACCACTAATGCCATCGAAGATGCCACCGACCCAGAAGGGACTTAACGACGGCTTCCAGGCGCCGTACCTGGGTTCGAATACGAACTATACAACGGGCGCTGCAAGCGCTCAGTCCTTCGCTATGCCCGACGGATGCAGCCTGGTCATCATTTCTCCCGAGAAGGACACATACATTGCAATTGGAACTAATCCCACGGCTACAACGGCTAGCAAAATCGTGCGCGGTGGCGCCGAGGTCGGCTATGGGATCGAGCCCGGTGAGAAGGTCGCGTACCTTCAAGTGAGTGCAAGTGGCAACATTTCTATCTGCGCTGCTAAGTAGGATTAAAGCTATGATCTGCCGTATTGGTCAACTTATGGGCAGACGCCCACCGGGCTCTGGCGCATCCGGCCCGTGGACCCCGGCTAGTCAGCCCGGCCTCGTCTTTCATTTTGAACCCTCAAGTGTACAAACCTCCGGCTCTAACGTGACTTCATCGGGAGACCTCTCTGGATTGAGTCATGCGTGTACGCCGATTGCAACCGCACCAACCTTTGGTTCCGGTTTCATTGACTTCACAGGTGGCAGCAGGACCTTGGAAACTGCTGACCATAATGATTTGGATGTAGGCACCGGGGATTTCATCTACGCCGCCATATTCAAATTCACCGGCAACACCGCCCAAGGCATCATGGGCAAGGACGCCGGTTCGTCTGGCTACTTTTTCCACAACTTAAACGGCACCATGCGCGCGGCCATTCGCGCATCCAGCGGGGCGCACAGGCTTTACGATATCAGCGGTCTTAATGACGGTGTGGCTCGCAGGTACATAATGTACCGAGTAGGCGGTGCTTTCGAACTCAAAATTGACGGTGTAAGCCAAACCGGCATGCTTGGCGGAGCCAGCGGCGCGGTCAACTGTGACAACACCGGTACGTTTAAGCTTGGTGCAGGTGACTCGGGAGCAGGTTCGCTTAACGCCGGGCAAATTAAAGCCGGCATCTTATGGAAGGCCACGGCCGATGCCACCTTGCTCACGAACATCGATACTTACTTAGCAGGTTTATAAGCGAGAAATATTCCATGAGTGTAGCCCTGCAGAAGCGGCTGGAGCGCAGTCGTCAGGATACACTCGCGCCGAGCCCTAGACTTAACTTGGTTCAATGGGCTGACACCTATCGGTATCTCTCGTCTGAATCCAGCTCAACGCCGGGTAAGTGGAAGACGACAACGGTTGAGGCCGCACGCGGCCCGATGCTCGCCGTGACCGACCCTAAGGTGAAGAAGATCACGGTAATGGGTCCGACCCAGTTACTGAAGACCGAACTGATTAACAACATCGTCGGTTACTTCATTCACCAAGACCCAGCACCCATGATCGTAATGCAGCCCACGGGTAAGATGGCTGAGGCATGGTCGAAAGACCGCCTCGATAAAATGCTGCGAGATACGCCCGCACTGGCCGGGCGAGTAAAGGACAAGCGGAGCCGTGATAGCGACAATACGATTCTACATAAGTCGTTTCCTGGCGGCCATATCACTGTGGTCGGCGCTAATAGTCCTAGCGACTTGGCTATGCGTCCGGTTCGCGTGGTTCTGTGTGACGAAGTCGATAAATACCCGGAGTCGGCGGGAAAAGAAGGCGATCCCGTTAAACTCATTGAGGAACGTACCGACACCTTCTGGAACGCACTCAAAGTTAGAGTTTGTTCGCCTACGATTGAAGGCCGTTCCCGCATCGCCGAGGAATTTGAACTCAGCGATAAGCGCGTTTTCCACGGACTGTGCCCACACTGTAAACAGTTAGACCACCTCCGGTGGGAAAACGTTAAGTGGGACGAGACCGCGCCGGAAGAAACGGCGGCCTACGTATGTGGCCAGTGTGCCACACCGTGGACGGAACAGGACCGATTGAAGGCCATAGCGGGCGGTGAGTATATTGCCACCGCGCCCTTCAACGGGCACGCGGGCTTTCACTGCAACAAGCTGGCTTCGCCTTGGCAGGAAGTTGGTGTTCTGGTCAAGAAGTGGCTGGAAGCCAATGAGAGCCCCGAGAAGTTAAAGACCTTCGTGAACACTCAGCTTGCAGAAACCTGGGTGGAGAAGGGCGAAGTGCCCGAGTACAGGCGACTGTACGAGCGGCGCGAGACCTGGGCTCCGAATACGCTTCAGCCCGGTGTCGTGTTTTTAACCGGCGGTGTGGACGTACAGAAGGACCGACTTGAATTAGAGATAGTCGGGTGGGGGCGCGATAAGCAAACGTGGTCAGTCGATTACCGCGTGATAATGGGCGAGACGGCAACGGAGACGCCCTGGAAGGAACTCGACAAGGTCTTAGGCGAGACCTGGACGACGGCCCACGGGAACCAGATTCAGCTACGCATGCTCTGCGTGGATTCTGGATACAACACCCAGCATGTTTACGACTGGGTACGGAAGCACGACCCGACGCGAGTTCGGGCAGTGAAGGGGAGCGACTCCCTACAGATGGCCTTCGGCCAGCCAAAGGAATTTGACTTGGCTCGGGAAGGCGGCCGACTCCGACGTGCATCGAAGGTATGGCCTGTCGGAGTGTCCGTCATTAAGTCAGAACTTTACAACCAATTGAGATTAGACGGGGCGGGAGACGACGGGAAGTTCCTTCCTGGATTCTGCCATTATCCGCAATACGACGAAGAATACTTCAAGCGCCTGTGCTCGGAACAGCTAGTGAAGAAGACGGTGAACGGTCGGACAGTTTATCGCTGGATAAAGATCCACGAGCGGAACGAACCACTCGACTGTCGGATCTACGCCCGCGCAGCGGCGGCCATGTTCGGCATGGACCGCTTCCAGGACATTCACTGGGACGAGTTGGAAGGGAAGTTCGAAGTACCGAAGTCGCCCGGCGAGCCGAAGCGTGACGAAAGAGTAGTAACACCACCCGCGAAGGGCGGTGACCATAACAGCGACTTCTGGGCGAGACAGAAGGGCAGGGGTAAATCATGGCTTTAACATTCACGTCCGATGATCTGGCGAATGCTAAGGCCGCGCTTACTTCCGGTGCCATGGAAGTCCAGATCGGCGACCGGCGCGTGAAATACCGTAGTCAGAACGAGATTCTCGAACTGATCGCCATGATCGAAGACTACCTGAACGGCGTGGATAGTACGACTGATAACCCACGCATGATCCAAGCCGGGTTCTCACGGGGCGAGAAGTAGCCATGAAGCCCACATTCTTGGATAAATTGGTCCTCTGGGCCAGTCCCGCCCGTGGACTTCGACGTATTCAAATGCGCATGGCCCAGGACTTACTGCTAAAGCGGGGCTACGAAGCGGCTAAAACATACGCTTCCAGTGACTGGGTAACGGCTCAAAAAACGTCGGCAAATGCTGAAATTGCCTCGGCTCAGACGGTTTTACAGCAAAAATCACGCGATTTAGCTCGAAATAACCCGTATGCGCTTCGGGCTCTGGACGTGATCGTCGCGGAGACGGTTGGATCGGGTATCGTTGCTAACATCAAGGGGCGTAACCCGACCCAAGAAAAGCGACTCGCTAGGTTGTGGAAGGAAGTCGCGGAAACATCGGCATGTGATGCCGAAGGCCGACACAACTTCTACGGGCTTCAGGCGTTGGCCATGCGTTCTGTTGTGGAGTCGGGCGAAGTTATCGCGAAGAAGCTGGTATCGCCAGACGCGCCTAGGATTCAGCTACTAGAATCGGACTTTATCGTGTCCTCGAAGGACGACGGTAAGACCCAGGTGCAGGGGATTGAACTGGACGCCGAAGGGCGCCGGCTCAAGTATCACATATACAAGAAGCATCCCGGAGACGCCATCTCCACTACGGAGTCGATGGCCGTTCCGGCTGAGAATCTGGCGCATGTATATCGGCAACAGAGGCCGGGCCAGCTTCGAGGCGTACCGTGGTCGCACGCGGTGATGGAGACGCTTAAGGACTTCGCCGACTATCAGTATGCGACGCTTGTGCGCTGTAAGATCGCCGCCTGTTTTAGTGGGTTTATCACCACCAATAATTCGGGCATTTCGCTTACTGCAAGTGAGTTAAAGGCCCTGCGTGAAGCTGAAATGAAGCTGTCACCGGGTACTGTTCGGTACTTAAACGAAGGCGAGTCGTTCCAGTATGCGAGCCCTCCGGGCGTGGACGGATACGCGGAGTTTATTCGCGAGTCGATGCGCGCCACCGCTGCTGGCTACGGGATTTCCTACGAAGCGATGACTGGCGATTATAGCCAGGTCAACTTCTCCAGCGGTCGGATGGGACACATTCAGTTCCGTCGCAACATCGACAGCTGGCGCTGGAATATGCTTATCCCGCAGTTCTGCGATCCGTATGCAAAGTGGTTCTTAGAGTGGGCCAAGCTTCGTGGGTACGACGTCGAGGGCGCTTACTTCGAGTGGGTACCTCCTGCGCACGTAATGATCGACCCGGCCAAAGAGATAGGCGCCGACAAGGAAGCGGTTAAGGCCGGTTTTAAGTCGCGTTCTCAGGTGATTCGCGAGTCGGGTTACGACCCGGATACTGTTCGAGAAGAAATTCGCGAGGAACGCGAAAAGGATCAGGAAGCAGGCCTCAAGTTCGACACTGACATAGCTAGTTCATTACCGGCCGAGACGCCGGAAGGAAACTCAACCAATGAAGATAAAGAAGATGCTCCCCAGTCACCAGATAAGGGGAGCGGTGAGTGAGTCTTCGGTAAACGAAGAAAAGCGCACCGTTGACCTGACCTGGACGACCGGAGCCAAGGGGCTTCGTTCTGGTTGGGGAGAGCGGTACTACGAAGAGTTGTCGCTGGCTCCCGAGCACGTGGACTTGTCTCGGCTGAACGACGGCTCTCATCCGCTTCTAGCCGCCCACGACGACCGTAGCCTTGACTCGGTTATCGGTGTTGTCGAGCGCGCATGGCTGGAAGGCGATAAGGCTGGTGCCACTGTCCGGTTCGCGAAGGACGAAATTAGCGAGCGCGTATTCCAGAAGGTAAAGGACGGCATCCTTAGAAACGTCAGCGTGGGCTACTCGGTTCAGGAATACACCGACGTTAGCCAGGAAGGCGACGAATATCCGACATTCCGGGCTACGCGCTGGACGCCCGCTGAACTCAGCATCGTGCCCATCGGCTTCGATGCCCAAGCCAAAGTTAGAAACGACGAATTAACCGAGAACGAGGTCGAGATTATCAGCACCCGTTCTGCAGAACCTACTATAGAGGAGATTCCGCAAATGACGGAAGAACAGAAGAAACAGTTGGCTCAGGAAGCCGCTGCCGCAGAGCGCGCCCGCGTTCTCGAAATCCGCAAGGCCGTGAAGGAAGCTAACCTTCCCGAAGATATGGCCAATGAATATATCGAGCGTGGCACTTCCACTGAGGAAGCCCGCACGAACATCAGCCTGTTCGCTAAGTATGCCAAGGAACAGGAAGCCACCCGCGTGGCCAGCGTTACTCGCGTTGAAATCGGCGAGACCGATGCCGACAAGAAGCGTGACGGTCTGGAGCAGGCCCTCCTGCATCGCGTGGACGGTTCTAATTTCCAGGTGACCGAAGCTTCCAAGCCTTTCTACGGAAAGTCCCTGCTTCGCATGTTGGAAGAAGTTGTTGGTCGTCGGATCGGAGAAACCGATGCTCAGCTGGCCAAGCGTGCCATGGGCTCCTCGGACCTGCCGCAGATTCTGGCTAACGTGGCCGAAAAGTCTGCTCAGAAGCGCTATGAACTCCAGCCCCGTACTTTCCAGCGCTGGACGAAGTCCGCTACTCTGCGGAACTACAAGGAAGCCACTCAGCTTCGCGCTGGTGACTTCTCGTCTCTGTTGGAGCGTAAAGAGAACGGCGAATACCAGCACGGTTCCTTCGGTGAAGAATACGAAGTGGCGCAGCTGGCCGACTACGGTATCAAGCACGCCTTCACGAACAAGATGCTGGTCAACGACGACCTGTCCATGATCATGAAGGTCGCTTCGGAAAGTGGCGTTGCTACCGCCCGCTTGGAAAACAAGAAGGCCTACGCCGCTCTGACCACGAACAAGACCATGAAGGACAGCGTTGCCCTCTATCACGCTACGCACGGTAACCTCGGTACCGCTGCCGCTATCGGTGAAGCTTCCTTCACTGAAGCCTTCAAGTTCATGCGCAAGCAGAAGTCGGTTGGCGGGCTGGATCCGTTGAACCTGACTCCGAAGTTCCTGATCTGTGGCCCGGATAAAGAGACGGAAGCCCGCAAGTTCTTGATGGCTATCCAGCCCACTCAGACTTCGAACGTGAACATCTTTTCGGGCAGCGTGGAACTGGTCGTGGATGCTGAAATCACCGGCAACCAGTACTACTTCGCCGCCGATCCTCAGTTGATCGACACTGTCAGCGTGTTCCGCCTGGAAGGCCAAGAAGGTCCGCGCGTTGAATCCCGCATTAACTGGGACACCGACGCTCTGGAACTGAAAGTCGCCCACACCGTGGCCGCTGAGCCCATGGACTGGCGCGGTCTGATCAAGAACGCTGGTGCCTAATTATCAGTGTTGAACCTTTAGGGATGCTGTAACAGGCATCCCTTGTTTTCGAACCAACTAATTTTTAAATCGGAGAATTATCTCAATGAAAAACAAAGTTCAAGAAGGCGATATTCTGGAACTCACCGCTCCCTACGCCCGCTCTGCCGGCGAAGGCGCGCTGGTCGGTTCTCTTTTCGGCGTTGCAATCGCCGACGTTGCCAACGGTGCCAAAGGCAGCTTCTACACCAAAGGCGTGTTTGATCTGACTAAGGCGAGCGGCTCGGTGACTGAAGGCGCGAAGATGTACTGGGACAACACGAACAAAGTTGTTACCACTACTTCGACGAGCAACACGCTGATCGGTTGCGCCACCCAGGCTCAAGCCTCGGGCGACGCTACCTGCCGCATTCGTCTCGGCATCGTGGCCTAATAGGTAAGCCATGAGTTTCAAGGCCCTCGGCGAAGCCGCGATGGGAGTTATTAATCGGGTGATAGGTGAGTCAATCACCTATACCCCGAGTGTCGGCTCCCCGGCGACTATCTACGCAGTATTCGAAAACGCGTGGGTAGACGTCGAGGGCGTTGTTACTCTCAAGCCTACCCTTCGTATTAAACTTGCAGACCTAGTATCGAGCCCGGCTAAGGGCGATCAGGTCACTGTAAGCGGCACCACTTACAAGGTAATGGAGTCGCGCGTGGACGGATACGGCGGCTCAACTCTTATTCTACAGAAGGCGTAACGTATGGCTAACAATCGTGCGGCGATCCGTACAGCATTGAAGACCATACTGTCCGGCGCGACTACAGCCGGAACCAATGTCTACTCCCATAGAGAGACAGCGCTGTGGAAAAGTGAGTTACCCGCTATCCTCATCTATTCAAACGAAGAATCGACCGTGCCCGAGTCGCTTAGAGCTACTCGATACGTGCGGACGTTACAGCTTACCGTTGAAGCCAGAGTTGAAGCGACTTCCAACGTCGATAACACATTGGATGCGCTTCTGGCTGAAATAGAAACCATTATCGTGGCCAACCCCAGCATTACTGCCACGGTTCTTTCAACTGTTCAAACTAACACCGAGATACGCGTCGAATCCGATGGGGAGAAGGATATCGGCGTCGGTGTTCTAACCTTTGAATGTAAGTATATAGCTTAGGGAGCCTAATGGGAACCACAGTCAAAAAGAACACCGCCGTAGGTATCGAAATTGAATCTACGGAAGGGACGTACGTTGCGCCGTCCGCCGCTACCAAATACGTACAGACGCTGGCCGATGGCTTCGAGCTATCGCCCGCCAAGGAACTCTTGGAGCGTAATATCTTTACGTCTTCTATCGGAAAGACGTCGCCCCTAACTGGACAATTTCAGGTCCAGGGGACTATTCCCGTGGAAGCCCGCGCCTTTTCGACCGAAGGTACCGCTCCCGAATACGACGCTCTGATGCGCTCGGCTCTGGGTAGCCGTCGTCAGATCACAACTACGACCACCACGAAGGCGTCTGGCAACACTGGCTCCGTTCTTCAGATTGAAGATGCCGATATCTCCAAGTTCAACGTAGGCGATATCGTCATGGTCAAGCAGAGCGGCGCATACCACGTTAGCCCTATCTCGGCTAAGTCCACTGGCGCCGGAACAGCTACCATTACGCTCCTTATCCCGAAAGCATCGGGCAGCTTTTCGAACAGCGTTGTGGTCTCTAAGTCCACCACGTATATCGTGGCCGATTCGGGACACCCGTCTCTGTCTATTTCCAAGTACGTTGAAAACGCCGTTCTGGAAAAGGCACTGGGATGCAAGGTCACGTCAATGGCTCTGGAGAACTTCGCGACTGGACAAATCCCATCGTTTAGCTTCGGGTTTGAAGGCCTGAACTTCGATAGGTCTCTCACTCCTATTCCTCACACCCCGAGCTACGACACGGCTCTGCCGCCCATCGTCCTGGATGGTCGTTTGTACATGGACGGGACTTCCATCGAAGTGAACGAGATAAGTGTCCAGCTGGAAAACGCCCTCGGATTCAAGACGTCGATTAGCGCTGAGAACGGCCGCGTTTCGAGCCGCGCCACCGAGCGTACCATCACTGGCACGTTTAACCCGTACAAGGCAGACGACAGCGTCGCGAATTACACGAAGTATAAGAACAACACGGCATTCAGCCTATTTGCTTATGCGAAGGTTCCCACCAGCACGGCCGGTGAATTTGGAAATGTGGTGGCTATCTACATGCCTAACTGCATTATCACTGAACTGGGTGAAGGTGATCAAGACGGACTTCTTCAGGACAGCATCACGTTCTCTGCGAACCGTGGCACCGCCGGCTCGACTAGCGAAATTTACATCGCGTTTATCTAATCCTCCCCAGTGGGCGTCACATGCCCGGAAACGGCGTATCTATCGCCGAGGTACAAAGTTGTGAGCGCGGCCGGGCAGGCCACCTTATTATCTAACTGGGAGAATAATAATGGCACGAATCTATAAGCGTACGGATCGTATTGTCGTGAAGATCGACGACGTCACGCTGAAGTTGGCACCACTGACGTTAGCTCAAAAGTCTGAAGTACAGCAGGCCCTCCTACTCGGACATACGAAGTCCGACTTGAGGGAAGCCACGAGGGGTGTGGCGCTGGCCATTAAGTACAGCGTTAAAACAATCGAAGGCGTAGTGGATACGGACGGAAACCCATATCAGCTTGAAATGTCTGATGGCGAACTTACCGATGCTTGCGTGGACGACCTGATGAATATGGAACTTCTCGATAAGCTGGCGTTGGTTTGTTCTAGCTTCGCGAAGGGTGTGCCGACTGAGTTCAAAGACATTGACGGCGTCGAGTTGGTTAAGCCGCCCAAGGCGACCGACTTAAAAAACGGCTAAGCCTGGACCACATTCCTCCGGTATGGCGTTGGATCTATTGTCAGATACTGGACCTATCTTCTCTCTCTGATTACGACTACGTCTGTTTGGTGGCTACCTACAACGATCTAATGGACGGTGAGAGGAATGACGTATCTAGTGCGGCACTCAACCGGGGGTACACACCGGAACAATTGGCCCAGGCTAAAACGCGTATCTCCGACAAATTCAGCCCAGTCAAATCCTGCGGTTTGAGGTTTACGAAGCCGTTCGACCACCTAAAGTTCGAGCCTATCAGCTATGTTCTTACCCTGTCCGAGAATTACGAACGGGGATTGTTACCGTATCCAGGCGCGGTTAGCGAACAGCCGGCCCAGATAATGGAAGTGCTTTCGGTTCTTCGTCAATTGAAGCACGAGTCCGAACTTAAACTCAGAGAGAACACGAAACCCAATGGCCGAAACCAGCATCAAAATAAGCCTCGAACTCGCCGATAAGGCGGCTCAGAAGGCGCTCTCCGATTTTGTTTCCGGTACTGACAAAGCCGGAAAGTCTCTCGATAAGCTAAAGAACTCCGGGACAAGTACTTTCAATGAGATTACGGTCGGCATTGGTAAGAGTATAGGAATATTCGAAATCTTCGCCGGCAATCTCGCGGCCAATGTCGTGGTGGGTTCGTTCAATGCCATGAGCGCCGCTGCGTCCTCTCTGTTCAGCACCTTCATTGTCGACGGCGTCAAGGCCGCTCAAGACGCACAAGACGCTCTAAATTCTCTCAATGTCGCGCTTGCCCAGTCGGGTATCTACTCCAAGAAGACCAGCCAGGACTTCGTTGAATTTGCCGAACAACTCCAAGCCACAACTACATTCGAAGACGACATTATCATTAAGAACGCTGCGCTTCTGCAGTCCATGGCCCAACTGAGCGAAGACGGCCTTAAGAAGGCTACTGTTGCGGCTCTGGACCTGTCTGCCGGCCTCAATAAAGACCTAAGCACTGCCACCGAGGCTCTAGCTAAGGCAGCTAATGGTAATACAACTGCCCTCCAGAAGATGGGCTTCGAGATTCGAAAAGGGAACACTGACGCGGAAACCTTTGCGAATGCACTTAAGGCGGTCGAGGAACGTGTCGGTGGTGCTGCCGCTTCCAAGGTCAATACCTACTCCGGCGCCGTGGCTCAGGCGTCGCATGCCTTTGGGAACCTGACGGAAGAAATTGGTAACGTAATCATCAAGAATCCGGCCGTAATACAAGTTATCAATGAAGTCAGTAACATCTTTCGAGAGTTAACGGACGTTACCAAGCAATCTTCCGGCGCCTTTACCCAACTGGTCGGTGGCGGCCTTAGTTCATTCCTAAGCATCAGCGCCTTCGTGGTCTCCATGGCTGACGTTCTGGTCCGAGTGTTCCAGACCGTGTACGGAGTCGTTCAAGCTGTATCCGTCGTCATATTGCCCCTTTCCTACGCTCTTACTGTGTTGTCGGACGGATTTCAGGCCGCGAATGAACAGATTAAGAAATTCGGTCAAGACACCACGAAGAACCTTACAGCTTTAGGTAAGAGTGGCGACGGTGTTCTGGCTAAAATGTCGGAAGATTTGCTACGTCTAAAGGAAGCTTCTGATCGCGGTATGGAGGCTCTGTCTACCGGCGCAGCTAAGACGGTCGAACCGGTCAATAAGACTACAGCCGCCGTGCGTGGCCTCTCGGAAGAAACGAAGCGTTCAAATGATCGACTTCGCTCCTTCGCTCTGGACTTGGTCAAGCAAGCCGAGTCGGGTAAGTCCGAAGCCGAGAAGGCAATCGAAACGGCCCGCTTAAAGTCAGAGTCAGAACAGGCCATCCTTCAGGAACAGCTAGATAACAATCTGATAAGTTATTACGACTATCAGACTAGACGTGATGCAATTGACGCCGAATTCGATGCGGCCCGTAGGGACGCTGAACTTACCAAGTTCTCCGAAGACAATGAGCGACTCGCCACAGCCCTCAAGACCAAGGAGATTACCGAAGCCGAGTACATTGCAGCTAAAGAGCAATTGAACATCCAATTCCAAACCAATCAGATCAAGCGGGAACAGGATCAGTTAAAGCGGGATGCTGCAAATAAGAAGGCCAGAGAGAAGTTAGAAAAGGAATATCACTACGCTAAACTTCAAGCCACTGCTGACGTGTTCAACGCACTGGCCACAATCGCGGCGACCGGCGGAAAGAAGAACTTCGAAATTGTGAAGGCGTTCAACTTAGCTGAAGCCATCACCGCCGGTATTCTGTCTATCCAGAAGGCGGCAGCTTCCGCTCCGCCTCCGTTCAACATTCCGGCTATCGTGTCTGCCACGGCTCTGTCCACGGCCAACGTGGTTAGAATTGCTGCGACGAAGGCGCCTTCATTCGAGGACGGCGGTATTGTTCCGGGCTCTAGCTTCACGGGCGACCGTGTGTCGGCAAACGTGAACTCCGGTGAAATGATTCTGAATCGTTCGCAGCAGGCGACGCTATTTAAGATGGCTAACGGCTCGGGCGGTTCTGGGCTGGAAGCCAAGCTTGAGCAGAATAACAGGCTTCTCGGCGCGATCTATGGCGTCCTATCTGAGGGCACCCAGATTAATGTCGATGGCAAGGAACTGATCAACGTTCTCCGTGGACAGCTAACTAGTGGCAGGGCATTCGCATGAGATTCATGACTCAGAACTACTGCACCGAAGACGCCACAGTAATAACGGCGTCCACGTCGAACGCCAGCTTCCCTGCGTCGAACTTGAAGCATCCCTTCCGCTCCAAGCGGTGGCGCTCCACGGGCTCTACCAGTGAGAACGTGGTGTTCGATTTGGTTACGACTGAAGCCATCGACTCGGTGGTGATCCTGTGGCCGAAGGAAGACGGTATCCGGCTATCGGCTAGCGCCGTGGTTAAGATCCAGGCGAATGCCACCAACGTGTGGACGAGCCCGGCAGTGGATCAAACGTTGACCATTGACAATACCTACATGGTCGCGTCGCACTTCTTCACGAGTGACCAGAGCTATCGATACTGGCGCGTTCTTATCACAGACCCAGGCAACGCCTACGGGTACGTGGAATTGGGCGTGGTGTGGCTCGGCAAAGGGCTAAGCATCGACAATGCTCAGAACGGATTCAAGTATGAGCTGGTCGACCGATCCAAGGTTACCATGACGGACTACGGCCATACATACGTGGACGAGTACCCGCTCGTGGCGACCGTGGAGTTCACCTACGAGTATCTGGATTACAGTATGCTTCAGACGCTTGAGAATGCGTTCAGGGAGAACGGTACACGGAAGCCCGTGCTCGTGGCTCTGGATAACGCTGCCGACGTGTTCGATAAGGATCACTTCCTTATCTACGGTAAGATGAAGGCAGGCTTCGGACTGAAGCACGTCAAGTACAATATCCTGAACACCGACGGGATAACAGTCGTGGAGCTATCATAATGAAACTCATGGTGAGCGAACTCACTGCCTCAAATATCGATCAGGTAGTGACGCCAGAGAAGAATACGATAGTGGAAGCCATTAGGCCACACCTGTACCGGCACAACATGCCGACGGGTAGCTTAAAGCTTCAGATTAGAACGGCGGCAGACGCCCTTGTCGCCGAGAGTGAAGTGATTAACATCTCCGACATTGGCTCACTCAGCTACTTCCACGGGTATATCCGATTTTACATCAACGCGTACCTACAGAAGAACGTGCCCTACACGATTCGTTTGATCGGGCAAGGCGGATACACGTTCACGGAGTCAGCTTACATCGGCTGGTGCGGCGGCTTCGACTTGGGTAAGTATCCGGTACCTACGGTAATAGCTGAGTCGTTTAACCAGCCGCTTGATTTAGAGATATGGGAGCGCACTGAAAAATGAGAATCCTGGACTTTTCGGACGGCTTTTCAAGCAATACCCCGCCCGGCATTACTGACTTGAGCGCGCTCGCCGCGCTGTCTACTACGGGCCTCATTACGCGCACGGGGAGTGGAACAGCCACGACCAGAACTCTTACGGCGGGCTCATCTAAGTTGACGGTAACCAATGGCAACGGCGTGTCTGGTAACCCGACCGTGGACGTCGCCGAGTCGAACCTGACGCTCGGGAATTTGGGCGGAACGCTAGGTATCTCCAAGGGCGGTACGGGACAGACTACGGCAGCGGCCGCCTTTGATGCCTTAGTTCCCTCCATGGCCAGTCAGAGCGGTAAGTTCCTAACCAATAACGGGACGACGACTTCGTGGGGAGTTCCTGGACAGATTAACGCATTCAACTACGCACAGAACGCGGAGTTTCGGTACTGGCAACGTCAGGCTCCCGCTACCCTTACCAGCCGGCAGGACGACCAGTATTCGGCCGACCGTTGGTACGTGCTCACCTCGGGCGGAGCTGTCAACGTACAGGGCGCCCGTGTAGCCGAAGTGATCACTGACTCGCCGACGAGATATGTGGGCCAATTTAGACAGGCAGACGCCACCGCTCGTCAGTTCGGTATCGCCCAAATACTGGAGACGGACCGTTGTATTGGCCTTCGCGGTAAGCAGGTCACCCTTTCGTTTTACGCTCGCACAGATACGACTGAAATCACTGCCCTTAGAGCAGGTATCGTCGAGTGGACAGGCACGGCTGATACGGTAACCTCAGATATCGTTTCGTCTTGGGCGGCCACGCCGACCCTTATAGCTAGCTCGGCATTTGTTAATACGCCCTCCAGCCTTACGACTTCTAGTACGTGGACACAGTTCACTATCACGGCCACACTAGGTACGACTTTCAATAACTTGGTGCTGTTCATCTGGACGCCGAACACTGAGGCACAGAACGACGACTTCTACGTCACTCAGGTTCAGCTAGTCGAGGGTAGCTCCGCGTTCACATGGTCACATATCGCCCTCACTCCGGATCAGGACTTGCGAGAATGTCAGCGGTTTTACTACAAGTCTTTTCCGATTGACTCCGCTCCCGTTCAAAACTTCGGGACGGCCGGCCACGCCGGTATCCAAGGCTTCGGCGCCTCTGCAGGGAACGCCCAGACTTGTATGTTCTGTTACGCGGTGCCTTTGCGTACAACGCCGTCAGTAACGACCTATAACCCGAGTGCCTCTAATGCTCAGATCCGTAACAACACTCGGTCCACGGATTGGAGTGGTACTGCCGTAAACGCCAATACAATTTACGGCGTAAGCTTTATCGGGACGACACCCGCCGGGTCGTCCACTGGTGACGGCGCTATTATTAATTTTACGTCAGACGCAGAACTCTAAAGAGACACGACTAAAATGCTATACACCGACTATCAGAATCAGCCCAGCAGTGAGAAGATCACTCTAGTAGCCATGGCCGCTGCAAGGCGGCTCATGGGGTGGGTCGTTCACTCCGGTTCGATCTATAAGCTGACAGGTTTTGACTATCCGGCCATCCAGCATATCCAAGACTCTGGTGTGACCTACACTGAGTCGGTGAGCCTGGGTGCCGTTATCGCCGGCCGCTGGTACTACGATAAGGCCAACACGACCCTTTACCTTCAGGCGTCCGATAGCTCCAATCCGAACAGCCGCTTCCTTGTGGCCACACTCAACCTATTCTTCGCCGATGCGCCCATTACTCTGCCGTACAACTTCCCGTTGACCGGCGGGTACGAAGTTATGTGGGAGCCTATGTTGCGCTCCACTTCCGAGTTCGGTGTTGGCATCGATACGATTAACCAAACGTCGGAGGCCATTGAAGGCTCCGGTTCCCTCACGCTGAATAACGACTTCGACTTCTGGCCGAAGAACTTCGACAAGCTATCCTTCGAGAACCAGCCCGTTTACGTCTATTCCTATCACCGTGACCTTGACTCCTACTCTGAGGCCCAGCTGATCTATAAGGGCAATGTGGAGAAGAAAAGCTACGGAAAGGAAACGATTACCTTTCAACTGAAGGACAAGTTCGCCGTTCTGCGCGATCCTATCCCGCTCTCCACAATCGGCGATCTGGCCGCCCGCACGCCAGAGGATCTGAATAAGGCGTTTCAGCGCATGGTCCTGGGTCGAGTGAGTGGACATGTCCCGACGAATATCGATCAAGTGGTTGACGGGTACCCCCTCACCGGCACTGTGGCGGTAAACTATAACACGCTGACAGTCACGGGTACCGGTACGGCCTTCCTGGCCGAACTCTCTCCCGACGATCAGATTGTACTTCTCGGTGAAGAATACACCGTGGCTTCTGTAGCCAGTAACACGTCGTTAACGCTGACGAGTGAGTATCTGGGTAACCAGAACTTGTCCGGTGCGACGGCTTACGTGGTGCCTGACATGCCGAAACGTTGGCAGAACCGGGTGTGGAACGTGGCCGGGCATCCCTTGCGGGAACCCACGACTACGACGACCGCAGGCAGTAGCATTCTGGTCCTGTACGTGGTCGATGCCACAGACTTTCACGACGGCGATACCATCTACATCGGCCCATTGGGCTCCGGCGAATTAGCGGTTATTGATAAGGTGATAGGGACTAACTACATCTATCTGGCCACATCGCTAGCCGCTCCGCCGGCAGCGGGTACTGCCATTAGGCGCCCGGCTGTTCAGAACGTACGAATCGACGACACCTTACTAGTCTATTACCGCGATTACACACTTGATGCCACCACGGCTACCTTAACTTTGACGGATACGGCCGAAGCGAATGCCGGGCCGATCTACCAGCTGGGAACCAACGTCACGTTTACCAATACCTCCCGTACCGTGACGGGCTCTGGCTTCATGGGTGTAATACAGCCGGGGTACATGATCGGTGCGGTAGGGCAGGCCGATTTCTTCGAAGTTCTGTCTGTCGATAGTGACACCCAGATTAGCTTGCGCTCGGCGGCGACTTACACGAGCACGGCGGCTGGACGCTATAAGAGCCTGATCCTGGATCCGGATAACTCAGTGCTGACGCTCGACTGTCTGGGTAGACCAGAGGACGACAACTCGTCGCTACCGTTGCTTAGGACGGCGCCGGCCATTAGCCGGGCGCTACTCGAAGATTCGCAGCTACTGTCGGACCTGGACACGTCGACCTTCGGGGACGCCGAAGAAATTGCGTATCAGGAGATTGGGCTGGTGGTGCCGGAGACCTACTCCAGCACTGCAGCGCCGACTTACCGGGACGTGCTAAACCAGATTAACAAGTCAGTGTTCGGCTCACTGGTTCAAACGGGCGACTTCGAAATAGCGTATCACGTTCTCCAGCCCAGGAAACCCGCGACGGCTACCAAATTTACCGAGTCGGATATCCTGTCCTACTCCTTGAACGCGACCGCTGAGAACGTGGTTAAGACAGTAGTGGTTGAGTACTCCCACAGGGAACACGACTACGAGACGAAGAAGGAATCTATCCAGACCTCTCAGAAGACGAGCCCTACATCCACGTACGTGGCCAAGACGGAGCGCACTAGGACCATATCCACGTGTCTAGTGAATCAGACTGACGCGGAGATAATGGCTAACCGATGGGCGTTCCTGCTTCAGAGTACGGTCGGTCGGCTGACGTTCACGACTAAGCTTCAAGGTATGAAGCTGGAAGTCGGGGATATCATCGAGATTGAGCACCGGAAGTTCTTCGAGCGGTTCGGCAGCACGGGTAAGCGTAAGCTTCTCATGGTCGAATCGGTCGCGCGCAGCGGATCGGACGTCAAGGTGGAAGCCACCGACTTAGGGAATACGTTTAACCGCGTGGCTTGTATCAACTCCTTCTCGACTGCGTGGACTAGCGCGAGCGAAGACGAGCGGCTCTACGGTGGGTACATTACCGATCAGTACGGCCTGATTAATAACGATCCAATTAGCTTCGAAACCAACCTTATCTGGTAAGGGTTTTTAACCAATGGCATTTACAGCACTCACTTCGGGCGAAGTCGCTTCGGCTCAGCCCGTGGCGTCTACGGTTACGACGAAGATCAAGAATAACTTCGACGATCACGAGTCGCGTATTCAAACACTCGAATCGTCCGTCACGAATAATATCCCGATTATCTGGCGCGTGAACGGCTATTACGACGTCCTTACCGGGCTGATTAAGTCGACGACGAATATGAGCATGAGTTTTACCGGCGTCCGGATATTGATCGACAAGGCGGGTTCGGCTGGTACTACCCAGATTGATATCCTTCGCAAGCGGGGTGGTGGCGCATGGACGTCGATCTTTACAACGCTTCCCTCTGTGGCATTTGGGGCTGGCAATGACGCCCTCTCGACGAACGCGGTTCTAAACCCGACTATGCAGGCACTGCAGGCGGGAGACATTCTCCGGCTCGATATTACCTCGGCTCAGACTGACGGCGTTAGCTTCCTAGTCCGTATCGACTACACGAAAGGATAATAAACCATGGATGCTTCATTTACCTTTTCACGGTTCAAATCTCAGACATTCACTGGCAACGGAACCTTCACGGTTCCCACTGGCGTAAAACACCTGATAGCCGTAGTTGTCGGCGGTGGCGGCGGCGGCGGCGGTGGGGCCGGATATCACTCCAGCGGTCGTAATGGTGGTGGCGGCGGCGGCGGCGCTGGTTCCATTCCGGTAATGATCACTCTAGACGTTACTCCGGCTGAAGCACTCACCGTTACCGTGGGCTCGGCAGGCGCGGCGGGCAGCGCAGGCGCTGGTGGATCGGGCGGCGCTGGTGGCCCTGGCGGTACGGGCGGTACGTCGTCCATTGCTCGTTCGGGAACTACGCTCATCCAGGTTGCAGGCGGTGGCGGTGGTACTGGTGGCGGTTCTCCAGCCTCCGGTACAGCACCTTCGGTTGCGGGCGGAACGGGTGGCTTCATGGGGTCATCGTTTCTTACGGGCGGCGGTACTGGTGGTGCCGGCGAAACCGGCGACGGCGGCCCGGGTACAAATAGCTTCTATGGAACGGGTGGCACCGGGGGGACGGACAATAACTCCGGCGGTGGCGGCGGAGGTGGCGCCGGCTTCGGTAATGGTGGAAACGGTGGTAGCGGTAACGCCGATCCTGGCGACCCGGGCGGCGGCTATGGTTCAGGCGGCGGCGGCGGTTCAGGCGGTGACAACGCTGGCTTTTCAAACGGGGCCATAGGCGGCGCGGGAGCGCCCGGCGTAGTTAAGTTCTACTGGATCACTTCCTTATAAAACTGTCTGTTTATGAAACCCTTTAACAAACTGGCTATCAATTCTAGCAATGCGTACACAATGAGTAATATCGATGTATCGGGAGCTATCCTGAAGTTTCTTGGCGTTCTTTTCGTTCTGACTCTCCCGATCCACCCGGTGTTACTTGCGACGCTGGCGCTCGTAATAACAGACATGATTACCGGAGTGTGGGCGGCCCTAAAGAAGGGGAGTCGCATTACCAGCTTCAAGCTTCGCCGGACGCCGTCGAAGTTACTCGGCTACTGGCTGGGTATCTTAGCTGGCTTCGGTATCGAGTTTCTCGTTGAAGGCGTGCCGGCGGTAAAGACAATCGCGGCCGTCGTGGCGCTCACCGAAGGAAAGTCGATATTCGAGAACCTGCACGTGATCACTGGCGTCGACTTGTGGAAGACCGTTCTGGATAAGGTTCATGGCACGAACATCAACCCGCCGGATGAGCCCAAGAAGTAAGCCATGATCACATTAGAGAATCTAAATCCCAAGCGGGTACCGTTGACGCCTGAAATGCAGGCCAATCAAGAACGGCTTCACTCGGCCATGGTGCACGTCGAGGCCCACGTCGGTCACCCACTGGTGGTCACGAGCGGAGTGCGCTCCCTGGACGATCACAAGCGGATCTATGCTGATCTGGCGCGCAAGCGCAAGACACACCTGATTCGTATACCCATGCAGAGTAAGCACCTGAACGGTGCGGCCGTGGACGTGTACGACCCGGACGGGAAGCTTCACGCGTGGTGCAAGGCGAATGAAAGTGTGCTGGAGACGCTCGGCCTGTGGGTAGAGGAAAAGGACGATCAGCGCCGCGTCCACTTCCAGGTCCAGCCGTATGGCTCCTGGATGCCCGGTAAGACGCGGTTCTTTCGGCCATGAGGCAGACTATACCGGCTGTCCTCGATATCGTCGTGGGGCAGGTCTGCAAGGTGTGCGGGGCTCCCGCTGAGATATTCTCCAAACGTACAGGCGCCGAACCAGAGTTCTGGTGCTGTCATACCTGCATTTTGAAACACCGAGGCGAACTAAATGAAATTGACAAGAATATTCTGGACGATGGGCATCGTGATTATAACGTTCGGCGCGGGCCGGCTCACGGCCCCGAAGCGGGTAGAGACGATGGAAGTTGAGCGCGTCGTGTATCGCGAGCGCGAGACGAAGAATCGTGACCAGAGCGTGGACGAGGTAGTCAAGGAGACTAGACAGCCGGATGGCACAGTCGTTATTGAAAGACATACGAAGAAGGAAACTACAACTCAGGTGGAACGCGCGACTGATGCAACATCGCAGAAGGACGTCTCAACGTCGATTGAGAGCCGCCCTTCGTGGCGCCTGGGCGTGGTGTATGAGCCGCCCGTGCCGGAGCATCAAGAATCTACTTACTCGGTTATCGTGGAGAAAAGATTGATCGGGGAGATATACGTGGGCACGGCCGTCAGTTCAGACAAGACGGCAGGCCTCACGTTGAGCATTGGGTTCTAGCGGAATGTCTTGCAGTTACCGGCGCCGTAGTTCTGGCATATTTGAATCTCACCACAACCAAGCATTTTGATAATGATGGCTTGGTAATTCCCGCTGCCGGGAGCCGCGTAGTACGCGCATTGTCCCGTAAGTGCGAGTGAGGCGTGAAGGTTCAACTGCCACGTGCCGTTCGCGCCCGGTACGATTTGTGCGGTTACCGCGTGGTTCGGATTGGTATCGTATCCGCAGGTCGCACCGTCGTACGCCGTGAAGCTGTAGTCAGGATTGACCTGACCCGCATACAGGCTCGTGAAGTCCCATGCCTCGGCATCCATTGTCGACTGCCACCGGGCATACAGGTTCTTACACATGGGAGAGATACCGCTGGGTATACCGGTGTCGGCCGCAGCTTGGGGATTATCATTCCCGTCGTTACTGCAGGCCATTAATGTAAGTGTGAATATCAACATCAGGTATTTAGCTAGCACTGACATGTGTCGCCTGCCTTTCTATATACTTCCAGTTTAGATGCCGCCTCGAATACGTCAAGCAATGCGTTGACTACGTTGGCCGGTATCACGTTTATTTCTTTACAGACCGCCTCATTCAGGCAGTCCATTTTACAGAGCAGTTCTTCAATGGCCCGATGCTTACGGCCGTCCACAATCGCCCCATTACCTGTCTTAGTTTCAACCTGCATTAGTGCACTCCACCTAGGCTATCCTCAGTCAAAATGAGCGCTCGCTTCCAATCCGGAAGGTGACGCTGTACCTCATCCATTTCACCGGGATTAAGTCGCAGCTGGATACTGTCCAGAAGTTCCTCAATCTGCAATTCCCCGCAAATGATCTGTCGAAACGCACGTTCAATCTCCGCGTGGGTCAGGCCCACGGTGACCAGCATGTGGCGCATTACCTGCATCAGGTGAAGCATAGGTGTTGTCTCCTTGTGTGATGATTGCTCGGAGTTGTCCCGCGCACTCCAGAAGGACGCGGGCGCGTTCACTCAGCGTGTGGATCTCCAGTACAATGCCGTCGTGTTGAGGTAGTTCACCGTTAGCCAGTTTAGCCCAGGTCTCGTCTGCGACCTGCCGAGCGGCACGAGCCAATTGCTCCCATGCCTGCGCTAACTGCTCGGGCTTCATGCGCCGGCCGCCTTCGGCTCGGGCTTAGAAGACTTCTTCTGTGCTTGTTTGATCTGACGTTGGGCCGACCTCGCTATCCGCTTGATGCGCTCATTCATTTCACGGTTGAACCGCTCGTTTTCTTCGCGCTCCAGTTCATCGACTATCCACTCAATGAATGCACGGCGTTCGGTGTGGCGCAGGCCCTTACAGAACTTCTTTATCGTCGTTAGGTCGCGCATAAGATCGGGTAGCTGGGATGCCCGCTTCTTGAGCCGAAAGGCCTTCCACTGTTCAATCGCGGCGTGCTCTAGAACCATCCACTTCTGGGCGTCGGGGTGAGGATCATTGCCGAACTGATCGGGGCGGGTGCGAATGCTGACATTCTCACCCTTCTTCTCAGCGACGTAGCCGTAGCCGGCGAACACACCCTTGATTGTACCCTGGAACGAGAATTCCTCTCCCTTTTCAGTTTGGAAGCGCTGGTATAGTTTGTCGTTAATGAAGCGCTTGCCTAGGTACCAGACCTTGATCTTCACTTGGACTTCCCTGATCCGGGAGGGCGACCACGTCGCTTTTTTGTCTGCGGACGCCCGTTGCTCTGCGAAGCCTCGAACATGTCGGCCTTGACCGCCATATCGGACACTGCACGATAGGCAGCATATTGTGCATGAACGCTCTTGCTTCGTAGGTCGACAAGAATGTCGGGAAGATTCTGCCAGAAATTAGACGCTTTATTTTTCATTTCTTTTCACCTCCAGCATCTATACTATCATTTATCATATATTTTGTCGTATAAATAACGTATGTTCTTACCTGTGAGACAAGCGGCGGCCTGCGCCGCAAATAATGCGAATAGACGCTCACAATGTGTCTAGGATGGAGACAGCCTAGCCGACTTTCGGCAGCTTGAACTTCCGATGATTCTTGTAGTGTCGCCACGTCATTTCAATTGAGCGGTGCCCCATGAATGTGGCCACGTCCTCTAGATCGAAGCCGCGTTCCAGCATCAAGTCGGCGAATGCCTTGCGTGGGCTGTAGGTCTCGATGCCGTCGCCGAACAGGCGTTGCAGTGTCTTGTTTAGAGGGCGCTTGAATTCGCCACTGTAGATCAATTCGAGGGCTTCCTTTTGCTCCTTGAAGTAGACGGGGATGGGCTTCCAGCGGTCGTCCTTCGGGAGATTGACCAACTTGGTCTGCATGACTTCCAGGACGTCGACGCCTAGTTCTGGATCGCGGCGCACTCGCATATTTTTAGACCTTTTCAGATTGTCGACTTCAAGCGGCCGAAGGCCGAACCACGCAGCTATCTTTAGCCAGTTCCATTGAAGTAGAAGGCCTTCGCTCTCGAACTTATCCTGGGCGTTCTTGATGCGTACCCACGGCAGCGGCTCGGCGGGCATCCGCACGCCCTCGGCATCCTCCCGCTTGTCGTTAATGGTCTGTACCTGGACGGAGCTAAGCTTCGGTAGCGGGTCAAAGTGAGCGCCTCGGTGCCGGCTCACGCACGCGCCCCACATATTTAGAATGCGCGTGATGCGTTTGATATAGTCGTGGCTCCACATCTTACGTTTGAAGTAGTTGATGAACTTGTGGTTATTGGCCCTGAAATCCTTCACGTCTACGGCTAGTTCGAGGATTACAAGCTGGGCGGCCCGCCAGTATCTGAGGGTTACGTCGTGGCGGTAAGGGTTATCGCCGTACATTTCGGCTAGCTCGGCTTCGAAGCGGGCCACGTCACGGGCGGGGAGATAAGCAGACTTCTCGGTCTGCATGAGTTCCACCCGCCGGGCGGTATTCGCGAACCGCTTATTGTCCAGGTCGTTCTGTGCGTTGAGTTGTTTGGCTCGTGCCTTGGCCTCATCCACGGTCATGTCTGGACTGAAGCCCAGCGCTTTGTAGGCCGTCTTCGGGACGGTCACGACTTTACGCTCGGGCGTCCAGGTTTCTTCAAGCACCCTGAACGATTTAGAGGTGGGCCGGACTAGGTATCCCATGCATAGGTCTCCTGACAGCTTATCGGTTAAGTGTCAGTCCGACTCAAATTGAACCCCAGCAACCCCAGCCCGTCTGCTGGTGTCCTTATACGTAAATTACTGGAATCTCTGGGGAATACTGCTGTTGTGGTCCCCAGGACTGGACTAACACCGGCAAGTTATCAGAGAACCTATTGGAATGTCTATAGAAACGAATTCAGAACTGAACTGATAGGTGACAGGTTTAGTCACGTACTGGACGTGCGCCGGGGTAGAAGGGGCGTGTTAGGGTAGATCACTTTTCCGAGTAGATAAGTCTGGTCGAAGGTGTCGTAAACGAAGCCGTGGCGAACCACGTACTCGCCCAAGCAATTGGAGCCCGGATCGACGAAGATCACATTATCCGGGCGCTCTGGGTCCACGAATAAGTCTCGTGCTCTAAGGACTTCGTTCATGCCGAAATAACAAAGGTGAATATCGTACGGGTATGGCTTGCACATGGGTTTACTTCCAGCGGGCGTTACGCAGACAGGGGAGTTGTGGGTCTAGGCAGATCTGCCACCCGGCCAGTTGAGCGGCGGTGAGTTTCAGCGTCTGCCGAATGCCGAGCGGCCACGACTGCACGTAGCCTTGATTGACCCACTGGCCGGTCACGTTGACTCGACCGTTAGGGCCATACGGCCCGCGGACCTTCGTCACTTCAAAGGCGACGTCCATGAACCGTGGATGCTTGATAATGTGTCCTGGGCGAACCATGTCAGAACCCGATGCCTTGACGCTTCCAGTTCCGGATAGCGCTAAGCCCGATAGTCAGCAGAATCACCGACTGGATAGCCAGCGCCCACTGGCGCGTGAGAAGCGAGTAGGTGAGCCACGTGATATCGGCCGCGACGATCAGATACTGACCGCGCAGCTTAGGCTTTGAAATGTAGTAGACGGCAGACAGCACCAGCGCTGTGGCCAAATAGCTCAGTAGTTCCATTGATCTTCCTTTATTAGGGAAAGTTGTACCTAGATTAGGTATAAGGAAACGGTAGCCGGGGTTGAGGCCGTCGCTTCAAGGGCCACATAGGGCCATGCCTATGCTCACGCGTCGGTCGTCACCTTTTCGTCAAGTAACTGACTACTTCGCCGTTCGGACCCATCGTCCCGGCCACCGCTAAAATCTGAATGTGAATACAATACGTTTATCGATCAGTGTCTTGGTTATGTAAGCCGCTGGCCCGAGATACACCCGTGCCTCGTCCGGCACTTCCCGCCGCTCGAATTCCTTCACCGAGCGGTTGATGCCAGACTGTCTCAGGTATGCGTTGAGTATCGCCCGGTCGGCGGTGTCGTCCGGGCTCGCGATGAATAGGGCCGCGACGGATAGGAATAGTGCGCTAGTTGGGTCCACGCCTAATACCCTTCCTTAAACCACTTACCCTTCAACTGGAAGCTAGTCCGCTTCGGTACCTCGTCGCGTTCCTTCTTCTCGCTCCCACACTCGGGGCACTTCTCAGTCGGCTCTTCGCGCTCAACGGCCGACTGGGTTTTGTAAAGCACTTCGAATTCGTGGTCACACTGGACACACTTGTATCCAAACACCGGCATGGCTAGGCTCCCCTCAACATACGAATCACTCCATTGAGCACTTTCGTCTGCCTATAGCAGTCGTAAAGCGCCTCGTGCTTCTTCCCCTCAGGCAGTTCCACCTCAGGGCACAGTGCCTCGGCTCGGCTGTAAAGCGCCTTGCTGTCCAGCCCGAGTACGTCCTGGGCCAGATTGAACGCGCCCTTTAGCTCGTAGATACGATAGTGGTAGTCGCCCTGAAGCTTATTATTCGCGTCGTTCCACGGCCGCTTGAGGAACCCCTTCTGAACCATGAAGGGTACATCGAACGTGGTGGCGTTCAGGCCCATCAGCATGGCTGGCTCATTGACGCCGCAGTCCTCGAAGAACTCTAGTATCTCGTTACGCACTTGGTTCGCCCTAACCATGGGGGTACGCCGACATACTTCCAGCAGGTCGCGGTGGGTGTTCGCGATCCAATCGTTCTTCGGCTTCTGTGCCGTGAACAGAGTTCTGGAGTAGGAGCGGCCGGGCTTGTAGCCATCCGGACCGGGCGTCAGTTCCAGGAGACCAACCTGGATAATATCGTCCGCTTCCATGTCTGTACCCATGGTCTCGATATCGAGCATGAAGTGTTTCATGGCTATACCCTTACGAGTTTCACGCCTGTCGGCGGGTTGATAGTTGGTTCAGACAAGGTGCCTTTGATGGCCTCGACCTTCCACTTGGGCCATGTTGTGACTTCCTTCGCACATGCTTCGATATTTTCTTCTGAAGTCAGCGGCTTTACCGCCACGGTTGCGACTGGCGGATTCTTGGCGGATAAGCCCAGTTCGGCCAGGAGTTCCTTATTACGGGACAGAGTCAGGTCGGGGAATAGCTCTACGTCGAATACCTTACCAAACGTCTCAATAGTGTCCCGTAGTTTGCCCAGTAGCTTCATGCGGTCGAACTCGCCCTTGAAGTCCTCACGTAGGCAGAGCGTCCCGTCCTCCATATAGAACAGGTAGACCTTGTCGCCCTCGGCCACAGGCCGGGCGCCGATAGCATCGCGTATCTTCCGGTTGAACACCGTGCTCGGCTCCAGCACCTTCTTGGTTACCGTCGCCTTGAAACACCACGGGCTGATATCGGTGATCCGGCTTATCTCCTGGGCCTTGCGCAGGTAAGCGAATATCACCTGCTCCTTCTTATCCTTCAGTAGTAGGTCGACTACTTCGCGGATGAACTCGCGCAGAGCCGGCTCCTTCTTCGTGGCCTTGAGCGAATTACCTTTGAGCTTCACCTTCTTGCCGTTATCTAGGATGTAGTTCTTAGCACCGCAGACAATGAAGCGCCGGAAGAAGTCGTCGTCGGCCCACACTATGTTCTCAGGCATGAGCGCGTTTAGCTCGGCCAGCAGGGCAGCCCGTTCCTCGGGAGTGAAAGGCTTCTCGTCTGGCTTCTTGAATGCTATCGAATCCGTGTCACCATTGCAGATAATGAAGTTGTGGTGTTTCATAGGTCACCCAGACAAATGTATTCCTCGGCGAGAATTTCCTTGAAGCTAGGATTCAGCTCCTCCGGCATCGTACATGCCCACTTATCGAGGGTCCACGCGGGGCGGCCGTAAAACGTACCTTCTGTTCTTCGAAGGACGCACAAGTCTCCAGTCACTCGGCACATATAAACCGTGTTATCCTTAAGCCGCGTCGTCTTCTTCATCGTCTCCACCTTCCAATGCCGGTACATACTCCTTACCGGACGCCCACAGAATTGCTTGCTTGAGAATCTCCCGGCCCACCTCGGTCACCTTCGCCGCGTCAGCGGGCGAGTTGTAATTCAGCTTGCCGGTACCCAGGAAGCCATACATTGAGTTGATAGCGATCTTCTGGGAGTCGCTCAGGTCCTTGTAGTAGCGCTCGCCTGTCTCCTCTGCGAGCCGCTTATTCTTCAGACGCTCAGCCGTGAAGTATTCCACGAGCCGCAGGAACAGTCCGAGCGGGTCCTTCTGTCGGTTGTAGATCTTCTTCGACAGGATGATACTCGGGTACAGACTGGCCACGTCGATCTTAAACACGTTCTTATGGATGCCCGGCACGCCGAAGCTGATGGCTCCCTCATAGTCCTCCTTCTCGGAAGCCGCCGCGATACTGTGGCCGTTCTGTAGGTAAGACCGAACCATGAGGCTATTGATCTGGCTACCCGTGGCCGTGTTGATAATCGACTGGAAGCTTCGGGGTATGGACTGCGTATAGTAGAACAGGCTCGGTATCATCAAGTCGTACAGCTTGAGCGCGTCGTCTGCGTCGTCAATGGCGTACGCCTTGATCTTCGCGCGCTCAGCTGGATCGTGCCAGTGGTCGCGGATCTTACTTGCGTCGTAATGCTGCCGGCCTTTGCGCTCCAATCCCTCGTGCTCGATAATGGCCTTCAGTCCATATGACGGGTATTCACGCCGGGCGGCTGTGTCGTACTTCATGGATAAGAAGAAGGTATCCACTATCTCCCGGCCGTAGATGTACGCATTCGTGTAGTCGTACGCCTGACTACCGTCCTTACGGAACTGCGAAGGATATCTCGCGAAGCGCAGAGCCGAGCTGTCCCTTCCTAACGCCAACCGGTTACCCGAGTGAAGCTTTAGGACATGCTCTAAATAGGGCAGGTCAAAGCCATACAAGTTGTGACCCACGATCACGGAAGGGTCCACATTGAACACCACCCATTTACACCACTCCAGAATCATAATTCCACAGTTAGGGTACTCATCCAGAGCGAACAGCTTGCGCTCAATCTTCCCCTTGCGTCGGAACGTGTTCGATATCAGCAGGACCTTGCTATCCTTATCGTGGGTAAGGCCGGTCGTCTCAATGTCGAAGCTGAGCACTGACACGTCCTCAACCTTCATATTCTTGAAATAGGTGTATCCCTCCCTAACCATGAGCGCTTCCTTCTGATCACGAATAACGTGGTGAGGGATGCGCTTCCCACGCGTGGCGGACAGCACTTCTTCAAACTTGGCTAGATCGTCGTACTCCATAATGTACTTGAAGTACTGGTCACCCCGGAGTTGCTTGAACTTCGGACTCATTTCGTCGGCATACAGGATGTAGTGCGAGCAGGGGACAGTTTCTCGAACCACGCTGCCGTCCTCTAGCTCGCGAAACACCTCGGCCTTGCCGGAGCCGGGTTCAATGCTGACGACACGCTCGGTGGGATTCTTCCCGTAGATTAACTCATTACTCATTCTCGGGCTCCCATTCAGCACGAAACTCACCGTCAATAAATATGTCTCCAGATTCACCACGATAATAGGGCGGCGGAAGCATGCCCGCAGATTCTATTCGCCTAAGAACTTCATCCGCTTCGAAGCTATCCAGTACTAAGTCGGCCGCTGACGCCAGGAAGACGGCGTCCTGGATCACCCTTAGCATTTCACTTCGCCTCATTGAGAAGTACCTCATAAACGGGTTTACCTAGTCTCTGCATTTCGGCTCGCATATTAGCGGAGCCTGGGCTCTTACCGTCCCAAATAAGCAGAAGTGCGTCGGCATATTCGGCCATAGCCCGGTTCCGAATCGGTCCGGCAGCGCGACCATACCTGACCCAGTCGGGAGGGAACCGTTTGACGGGTATATCGTAGAAGGCAGCGTACGCTTCACCAGCCAAATCCACACCGGGACAACAGCCGCTAACTACCTCGGTCTGAGGGAATAGCCGCCGGATACGAAACTTTAAGCATTCAGCGTAGGCTATGTCCGGGTCAATCGTTCGAGTGCCGGCGATTATCAGCTTCATAAGAACTCATCTTCCTCGGGCCCTAGCGCATAGGTCCCTTTCTCATAGTCGTATACAAGGTTCCGTTTCGACCACGGCCGTATCTCCCGACCTGTCGTATTCACGAGTCGCTTGCGGCCCGACACTGCAACGGTGATAGTGGTGTCCACACCGCCCGCGATGGCCGTACTGCCTAGAATCTTCTGGCTACCGTAGCGATTGTCGCCCTTCTGGCCCTTACCCGTGTGATGCACCAGCAGGATATGCGTGCCCGTATCGCGTGCAATCTTACGAATCCGACGTAACTCCCGCTTCACTTCCTTGTAGTTGTTCTCTGACTCTACATCCACGAAGTCGAAAAGCGTGTCGATTACGGCGAGTACCGGCCGACCATCCAGGAGTAGCTCCCGGAAGTCCTCCATTTTATTGTCGCCCAGTGGATCGCCCACGTGGACCAGCAGTGGATCAGTCGTGTTTACGCCGAGCCGCTGAAACGCAACATTGACCACCTCAAGCTGTTCCTCAATCGCGTAGTAGTGGACCGGGCCTTGCTTGCACTTCCTGTCCAGGAAGGTACCGCCTCGAAGTATGTCTCGCATAAGCTGCCGGACCAGTGTGGACTTACCGGCCTTTGGGTCGGCCGAGATAATGCTAACGCCGCCCACTGAGAGTAGCCGGTCAACCACCCACTCCAGCTCAGACTTCGTCTTATATAGTTCGCCAATGGGTAGCAGGTTGAACGCCTTCTTCGGCTTCGGCTCAAGACGTGGCTCATGCTTGACCACACCGTTGTACGCAGAGTGAATCGTCTGCTCCACTTCGGCGGCGGTGAAGTCGCGGGCCAGTGTCCCGGTGCGCTCCAGGGCTTCCATGATACGCCCAGTGGCTTCTTCTATCGTGAACAGGTTCTGCTGGAAGTCTTTAGCCGCTTTGAATACGCTGCCGTTACGCTCACCCGGCGTGGCTCCGTTCAGAAGGAACTTAAGGGTAGCCTTACCGAGTTCACCCCGCTCACCGGGTAAAACGTCTTTAACCGACACTTCGGGTAAAGGTGCGCGTGGAGCAGGCGGCACCGGCTTTATTAATTCTCCAGTCTCGCATATGGAAGCCACGGCCGAGTGTTTAAAGAAGCCGCGGCTAGGGTCCTTACACTGACTGTCGATAGCCGGCCACTTGGCCTTACACCAGAACCATGTGGCGTAGAATGTGTCCAGGTCGGTAATGGGCTCAGTGAAGAACAGGACGACGCGGAAGCGGTCGGCCACCTTACCGTGCTTTTCCTTCTGGTGTGACTGCGACGGCAGAATCAGGTGCCTATAATCCATAAACGCCCACTTGGCGTCTTCCAGCGACATGAGCGGAGTATCCGCCTTGCCGTCGTTATCAATGTCCAGGCCGATACAGTAGGCCGCCTCGAAGGAAGCTAGGTTGCGCTTACCGTTCGCGAACAGGGCAGGGGAGAAGTGGTGCTTGAGGCATAGCTCGGCCATGTCCTTAAGCGAGTGCACTTCGGCCCGCCTGAAGTATGCGAACTTCGGTGGATCAGAGATTGAGATTTGCATTGATGTCCTTAAAGAAAAGTCTGGGGCCGGGCGCTAATCCGGCTTAGGCTTCGTCACGCTCGTCTGCAACCGCCGTGACGTACACGGTGTCAACCGTGGTCTACTCATCCCGCCGCTGCCGTTAACCTAGGAACGGCGCGCGGATAATAACGGGTCCTCGTATGAGTCAAGGCGTGTCTCCAGGGGAGTTAACCTTATTAGGTAGTACCCCAGCTTCCCACGCCGCCCAGACAATAAATTAGAATTCGTCTACAGAACTACTTACGGTCGGCTTAGCATTCTTGGGCGGAGCCGCCTTACGAGGCTTCTCGCTCGCAGCGTTCCCATCGTCGTCAGCTTGTGAGATATTCAGAATCGCGGCCAGAGCATAGCGACGGCCGTAGGTGATAGCTGAGCCCATCCCTTGCATGTCTTGTTTGGATAGCATCAGCTTCAAATCGGTCTCAATGAACTCACCGGTTGAATGCTGAAGCCGCGTGGTCAGCGTGGAGCCGTCTGCGCTCATGCCCTGGAGAACCACGATGTTATTCTCAAGGAGCGCTGCCTTGGTTGCGTCGATCACACTCTCAAGGCTGGCATAGTTGTTACGGAAATGCGGGTTCTGACTGTCCTTGGATGCGTGAGTGATCTTAGCGTGAGCGGCGGATAGGGCCGTGGCCAGATTCTTGATTGATTCACTTGTCTTCATTTTAATCTCTCCGTTTAGAACGGCGGTTCTTCTGAATTGCACATTGTTAGCTCGGTAACCTCGATAGGATCAGGAGCAACGGTGTACTGGGCCACAGCCTGAAGTACGATGAACTTAGACCCAGGGAATGAACGAGCTAATCGCTCGGCCTCCTGTCGGGCAAGCAACTCAGAGAAATGCTTGTGTCTCGGTGCCTTCCCCGACGGGTTATGAACATACCAGAACGCGCGACCTATCTTCATTTCTTACCCCCATTCATAGCCTTCAATGAATTATGTAAGGCGAGCGCGCCTTTGAACCCAGAGAAGTCCGATTCAAAATCATAGAAGGGCTTGGCTTCAAACTCTCCAGTCTTCTTATCGAAACGGACAATCCAACGGACTTCGAACTTGAGACCCTTCTCCTCCTGGAGCGCGTGCTGATAGGCCGCAGTCTGGAGCCTCATTTCTGGATAGATACCGGACGAAGTCTTATAGTCTCCAATACCCAGCACTCCACCAATCTTGGCCACGAAGTCGGTGGTCCCTGCATAGTTGTATTCCTTCGAGTAGATACGGCGCTCGACGGCCATAATCTCGATGTTGTGAGCATCAACCCACTTGTGGAATGCTTCGGCACCGCGCTTAGCTTCGTCCGTCTTGAGTTCCGGTAGCTCCTGCTTCCTAAAGAAGGCCTCAGCATACTGGTGGACATTCGTGCCAATCTCAGCCGCCGCACCAGACTTCTTGTAGTGAACGCTCTTACCTTCTTTATAGATATCGTCGAAGTCAGTGCGCCCAGCCTTCATTGCTTCCAGCCAGTACTCGCTGGTCATTTTGACAGCCCACGGGACAAGCACTGGCTTGGCAACACACTGTAGGATCGTTGTCACACCCGGCACTGGATTGCCGTCGTAATAGTACTTGTGCTTCGCTTCGTCGAAGTACAACTCTTTACCGAATATAATGCGACTGTTGCTCACAAGTACCCCAGTGCGCGACCGAATACAGGGGCGAACAGAATCAACGCAGCGGCTGGATCGTAGTTACCTAGGCCGGCGTTGTAGCCGGCGCCGAGGCCAAACAGGAATAGTAGGGCGAACACGTAAAGTCTAAACATCGGCTTCCACCTCGTCTGGCTCGGCTGACTTGCCGGCCTTCTTCTGGTCTCGAATCTTCAAATACTTCCCGTACGCTTCTGACTTCGGCTGGGTAAAGCTGAGACCCTTGCACCAGTAGTCGTTCCGCAGAAGCGCCTTGCACAGGCGGCGGTAGGACGGGGCCAGCTTGGCATTCTCAAGGGACAGGGGAGCTTCATCGGGGATACCCTCGGGGTAGCCCTTCTTCTTCCACCAGCCGATGAAAGTCTGGAACTTCTCGATATAGTGCTCCTGCGTCTTCTTGGGGAGCGACGCAAGCAACAGGTCGCAGAAGGACTTCCAGGTGTGATGCTCAGGCTTCGTAATCTTATTGTATCCAGTGACGTTGCCGTTCTCCTGGATGTACAGGGCGCCCGAGTTGACGCCGTTCACCCGGCTCACCACGCGGTACCAAGTCTCCGGTTCCAGGATATGGTAGAGCCACAGGCCGCGGCGCTGGTCGTCGCCGTAGGGCTGACAGATACGCATCTGGTGCGGTGTGAGCCCGGCCTTGTACATGTAGTCGTACACGCGGTTATACGTGTTCCTCGGATACGCGTAGTGATACTTCCAGATATCCGACACGGCCCAGTCGTAAATCGGGTAGACGTTGTAGACGTTCTCGGTAACCTGCGTGGTGTAGCGCCGGCCCTCGTAGGTCACCTTCTTATCGGACGCTATGGTACGGAACCGATTCAAACTCTCGTCGGTGCGGATACCCACGAAGCAAGCGCACGTCTTACCTTGCGCGTACCACTCGCCGAACAGGGGTACGAATTCCTCGAACTCCATGCCGGCTTGGAAGAAGGGGAAGAAGTCCTGCTCGGTGATAGCGAACTTCGGCGGCTGTCTTACCCACACGTCCTTCGCTTCCGGGTCCCAGCAGAGCCACTTGGGCTCGAAGTTGGAGACGGCGTTCCGGAGCGATATCGGCAGGGCCACCCAGAACAGTTCCAGGTTGTCGTTATACTTCTCGATCAGTTCCTGAGCGTGGCGCATGGTCATTTGATACTGGGCTTCCAGGTCCACCAGCATCACGCCCACCACGCGGTTACGCTTGATGGCTTCTTCCATTACCAAGTGAAGCATCACGGTTGAATCCTTGCCTGCACTGAAGCTGACATAGATTCTCTCGAAGCTGTCGAAGGTATCGCTGATTCGGCGACGAGCCTCGGTTAGGACGTCAGTGTCCTTGTATTTTTTAAGAAGCGACATTCATTCTCTCCTTGTGTCTGGCTTCCCATATATCGATGTACTTCTGAGCCATGGCATCCGCCGCCGCCTGTTCCTCGGGTGTCAGCAGGTTATAGCCAGAACACGATATATAGTGTGGTATCCGGTACTCTAGAGCGCACGCGGCCTGACCCATGTAAGCAATCCGGTTCATGTTCTTGTTTGTCAGGTTGTGCTCGCATGCGTATGGCCACTCACTCACTATTCGCTGAAGGGCCGCCTCGAAGCGGCCTAGGTCTTTAAGTAGGCCGGCGTAGGTCTCTAGGGACTGCTCCTTATTGGGTGCGTCCTCCAGCCCGCCGTAGAAGTTATGTCGAAAGTCCTCCCACAGATGCCATGGGTGCTGTATCCGTTTCATCCTCTACCCCTTCCCCTGAGATAAGATTCTCGGCGTCAGTGTTTTCCTGATATTCAATATCCCAAGCACGTGAGAATTCAGTGTCGGCGAACATTTCAGTGAGGCCTGAGATTTGAGACAAACGCAGTACTTCGTCCGGGTCCATGCCCAGGTTCTTAGCAATCCACTCATCACTCCGGTTGCGGCGCTTGAGTTCCACCACAATGTCAGACATAGAGTCGACGGAGTGCTTACCGCGCGCTCGGTTGTGGCGGATGGTGGATGCCATCCGGTCACCCAGGTCGGTGCGGTCTTGGTTGATAATGGTCAAGGGTAGATAGCCGTGCACCCGCTCTGTGATCTGAGGGCACTCCTTACCCACGCGGTTACGGTGGAAGCCGTCAACCACTTCGTACATGCCGTCCGTCGTCCAGCTTACGATGGGCTGAGTGTAGCCATCCTGTTCGATGGACGTCTCCAGGAGTTTCATTTCAGGCGGCGCCACGCTGTTCGGGTTGTAGTCGTTAGCGCGGACTTGGTCCTTCGGTATCCAGATCACGCAATCCACGGGCTCGCCCTTGAACGGGCTGACTTCGTGGAGAGCTGTTTTGATTTCATTGATAGCTTCGATGCGCTCGGCCAAACTGAGTTCAGCGAGTTGTTCAAATAGCGCCTTAGCTACCGTTACTATCGGATACTTAGAAAGATTCATTGTCTTACCCCTTTGGTTTGTACGACAATTTATACCATAAAATATGCTACAGTGAACCGGTCCAGCGCCCGCCTTTGCGAAGGATCATGGGCACAATGGCGGGTATTCCATTTACGATTACGAGAACACTCACTATGGGACGCTTGGGGTTGACCTTGTTGTAACCGAGGGCTAACGACTTGTCGTCGGCCAGACACCCGGTGTGTGCGTCGAACATCAAGCGCTCGGGCGTGGATATGTACGTGATCTGCGCCTTCTCGTGGTAATGGCCCTGCACGCACGACATTCCATACTGAGAGGCGAGCCTGCCGGCCGCCGCACTCTTACCGTGGCAGAAGTAAACCGGGCCAAGGGGAGTGTTGTAGATACAGTCGAACACCCACTTCCACCCAGGAGGGGCGTCAAGGATATCGTTGTAGCTCTTAATGGCCTTGCGTGGGATCTTCCCCGCCTTGGCCTTCCGGAGAACCATACTGCCGTGGTTAGACTCCACCACCGTGCACTCCGGGAACATTCGGTAGATGGGCTTCAATCGCTCGATAGCCTTGCGTAGCTCCGGGCCGGCGCTATCCAGGTCCGGATCGGAGTCGTGGAAACTCATATCGTGTGCGTCGATTTCATCGCCGATGCAGACGACTAGATCGGGCGCGTACTTCTGCTTCACCGCCCGAAGGAAGGGCACCGTGTCCGGGTGACCGTAGGGATGGTGCATATCGGACAGAATGAGAATCGACTTGAATACTTTGGACGAATTCAGTTTCATTTGCGTTTCTTCCACTTGATATTGGTAAAGCTGCTCGTTATCAGGTCCGCGAAGGCGTCACATAGAACTTCTTCAACGCCCTCACTAAACCGAACACCGGGGTTAATGTGCGCCTCATGAATCAAGGCGTGGGTCAACTCATGTAGGAATATGAACTTCTTCTTCCTGCCGCGCAGGCGAGCGTCCAGGTAAATCACTCTGCCCTCGACGTCGCACAGGCCGTCGCACTCGGTGCCATCGTCGTGCTTCAGATCTGTCTCAACGACGACCTGCCAAGCCTTACCTTTTAAGTTGAAGCGCTTCGGTATTCTCATTTTACTTTGATACCTCGTAAGAAGTTTTTCTTGATGCGCTTAATTATTTCACTTACGGCTTGTGGAGTTAGGCCTGCATCCAGCTTTTCAAGTTCACCGGCAATTTCTCGTTCGGACTTACCTTCAGTATGGAGTTCAAATATCAACTTATATATTTCTTTGCGAAATTTACCTTCCGCGAGAATTCGCAGGCAAAGTTCATAATATTCGATGCCGTGATGGTACTGATTTGTTTCGGTATTGAAGACTTCAGGTTCTACAATCCTCTCATCCTGCCCCTCTTCTATGTCGACAAATCCCTTTTTCTTGATTCTTGCGTACCATTTAGTTTGAAGCTTCTTGAATTCCGGCGTCTCATAGAACTTCTTATCCGCAGTCATCTGCCCCTCCTTAGTTACACTTTTCGCTTACAATTCTTCCTTACTTTTCTGCGTGCTCGGGTGATTGCTCTTTTCTGATTTTCCCTAGATGTCTTTTCTTTGTGACACTCCTTACAGAGCACACTCAATCCAGCGGCCGGAACGAATAGACGTTCAAAAAAATCATTCCAGTTATGAATCGCAACAGATGGCTCAGATGCCGGAATCGTATGGTCAACTTCATATGGTTTGGGTTTGGAATGTTCTTTCATCCACCTTTCACATAACTGGCATGCCACATACCCTCTACTGACTCTTGCGTTGCGAATAGCCTCCTTGCGCATAGGACTCCAAAGCCAAATCCGTCTGGCCGCGCTTCTAATGAGTGCCCGATAATTAAATGTCTTTGCCATAAAAATGTGTTTTACGTGCCTGTTGTAGCGGTGGTGGTGGTGTTGTTATCGCGATCCCATTTCCAAATTCGCAAGTACTCAGGAGGACGAAAGCGCATCTTCCATTGATCCATGTCTGGTATCTTTACGAGTTTGTTTTTCGGTGCCGTTTTCATGGCCCCCAATATCTCTTGTGGATAAACCATCAGATCCCACGGGAACTTTAGTCGGGAAATTCGAAATTCTTCGTGTCCAACTCCTTCGACGGCAGCCCAAAAACGCTCACTGGACAACTCTTCCTGCTGGAGCTTCCTGCCGAGAATGGCTTCAGCATTCTTGACGTACAATGGATCAAGTAGAATTCCGTGGTCCGCCCAATCAACGGGGAATTGACAGTTGATCTCTTCTTCCGTTCTCAATTTAGCTTTTCTAAATTCCCTAATTGCATTACCTTCTGCCGATTGTTCTGCGCGAGTAAATCGGTGAACTGCTCGGTACTTCTGCTCCATTAGAAATCAACCTCGTCCTTATCGACCTTCGCGGCGCTGCCTTCCTTTGGGGCAATGCTGAATTCAAACTTCACAGATTCACAGATGCTGTCAGCCGTTTCCTTGCTCATCTTACCGTTCTCAACCAGCTTGGCCAGATCGTCGCGCTTGAGGCGCGCCTGGAAGATATCCCCTTCATTGATAGTGAGCGGGTAGGGGTTGTCCCCGGTCGGAACGTATTCACCGGCCTCGTTCTTCTTAGAGGCGCGTTCGAATTTCAAGAAGTAGCCGCCGTCCTTCCTCTTGATCAGTCGGGCGATGTTATTGAACCACTTACCTTTGTTATCCTTAGCCATTAGAGGCCTCCTTACTTGGTTTGTAGCGATCATCTAAATCAGGTCGGGTAACGAGTAGCTCGCGAGCGAACATGAGATTGCAGGATGCACAGTCCAGGTGGTGCTTGTTGGAGTGCTTCGTGCAGTGCTCGCCCGTTTTGTCGAAGTTCTGACAGCCTTCGCAGTTGTCGTCGCGGTCGATATCCTCACCGCCGAGGAACTGGAATATATGTCTGAGCGAGCCAGCGCAGAGCCGAGTGATGGCCAGCCCTTTGCGCCAGTTGTGGGCGCCGCGCTTGACCTTGCCGTAGGTGAGCACGTCGGCCACACCGAATATCCAGATGGTGGACAGCAGGCTCAAGTCGGGCTTACCAGCGTCGCCCTTCACGCCTTGGCCGGGGGCATCCTGCTTCAGGACCTCTGATACAGACGAGGGCTTAATTGTGGGCTCGTAGACGAACCGATCATTACCCCATGTTATGGCGCCCGTTTCCTTGAGCCTGATAGAATAATTGCCACAATACTCAACCTGATATACGTGGTCTTTTTTGAGGAAGTTACTAGAATCATCAGCGTCTATACACCGAACCTTGTCACCCTTCTTGAATTTCACGCTGCATCCTCCGGCTTGATATAAATGTGGTTGTTCATCCACTCGCTCACGGGAATGTCGTCGCAGTAGCCCACTGGCTTCGTCATAACCAAGTTCACGTATGGCTTCAGTTCCAAGGCATTGACCACTGCCTGTGCCCACTGAGCGCCAGCCGCCGACCACACCACCACGAAGCGGTCTCGCCCTGCCATTTGCTTCAGAAGCTTGATATGGCGAACGTGTGGCTTCAGGTAGACAGTCAGACCGTCGTACGGATCGACTATCGGTATCGTTCCCGGCTCTGGACTGGCGAACTTGTCGCTCCAAAGGACCAGCGTATCGTCCACATCGAAGCAATAAATCTGTTCATTCTCAACCAACATAATCCAACTCCGCAGGTGGAGCCGGCGCCTTGGCGACCGGCATGAATCGGCTCGAAGCCAGTGTGCGTGGCACGTTCACCAAATTTAGAAGCGCTCCACGCTCGGATACCGAGTGAACCACGTAGGTCTGGTTCTTCTCGATCAATCCGCCCAAGTTCTCATCGTCGATACAAACTACTAGCATCCCGCTAGTGAATAGCTCGTGTCGCATTGCTCACTTCCTTCCATACGATGTTCAATAGACCTATCAGCCGCTCTAGCTCATCGAGCCGAGCGTTCAGTTCTCGAATGTCCTGTTCCATTCACATAACCACGAGGTAGACCATGACCAGCACGGCGTAGATAATGGCCAGGTAAACCGTGGCTTCCAGGTCGCGTCTCACGCGGCCAACTCCGAGGGGACGTTAATCTCCTGAGTCGGTTCCGTAGCGTACCCGTTGAGTAACATAAGGATTCGCCACGCTTCGCTCGGCGTACTCACCACCACGCGGTTACCGATTGGCCTCTCATACCTGTCTCTGGCCTCACACACCCACCGACCGTCTTCAGTGCCGGTGATAATGTACTGGATATTGAAGGGCTGTCGTTTGGCAGTCATAAACGACCGCACCCACTCCCTGATTGTTGCTTCCATGTTGATTACCCCGTCAGCCGTTCATAGACTTCGGAGCGCTTGATCAGCATGGCCACATCCGTGGACTTGTAGTCCGGGTCCTTCACGAAGGTGACCACGGTGTGTAGCTTCGGGAGTTCCTGCCCGTCGCATTCGAAGGCCGTGAAGAAGAACTCACGTCCCTTCGCGTCCTCAATCACTCCACACTTCTGTGCTCTGTCGAGTGACTTCACAATTCCTGACCTAACCATATACGTACTCCTTGTTAGGGTTGTTAGTGATTCAAAATCAATCCAAGGTTCCGAGAAGAACACGGCTGTAATGCTCTGACTGGCGGTCCTCAACGTAGTACTTCGACTCACAGATGAACTCGCGACCGTCGCTCATAACGCAGTAGTAGACGTAGATAGCCGGGGTTGGATCGACGAGTGTCACGGCCGGAGCCGGCGCCTCAATCATTTCCCGCTTCTTATTTGCGAAGATCGCACTCCAAAAGATGAGCATCACGAGCGCGACAACCGCGAACGCTACATAGTCCATTTCAATGTCTCCGTTTGGTGTTCTTTACTTCACGATTCTCAATGCCGGACGTGAGCTAGACAGGATAGGCAGGTACCCGGCCCGAAGTAGGGCATCAACGGCCCGCTTCGAGACTGGCATCTGGATCTTTATCGGTGTCAGCGTACGTCCTGCGTTTTTCATGCATTACTTCTCGGACTTTCGTCGCAAAACTTTAGGCGAAGTTGGCGAAAAATATCCGACGAAAAGTTCCTGAACGTCGGACGTACGCCTTATTTAGATACGGAGGATTGCATCCGATAATCTGATATATAGAATGAATTCATCAGGCCAATGGAGGAAGAAACCGTGGCTATCGACTTTGCAATCAAGGAGTTATTCAGTTCAGACGTTCAGGAGAAAGTTTCAGTACACATGAGAAAAGACATGGCCGAGTTCATCGACGAACTGGCGAAGCTCAAAGGTTTCAATGATCGTTCTAAGACAGTTCGGTGGTGCATCGAGCAGGTGGCGAAGGAAGCCATAGCCCAAGGAATAATTAAGCCCGCCCAGGATAAGGCGGGCTAGCTCACTACGAGATTCTCTTACTTCTTACTGGCTTCCCACTCGCGCATTAATCGATCAACTCGTTCTTGTTCGCGTTCAAAGTACTCAATCGCTTCTGCCTGTTGCTCTGCATTCAGCGCTTTAAAACGAGACGACGAGGGCTCTGGGTAGAATTTCAGGTTCTGTCTCAGACCCTCTGATACCACCTTATCTACTGACTTCGGACATTTCTCCGTTTCCACTCTAAGTCTCCTTCCAGATACGTGCCGCGACGTTAGACTTGTAAAGTCCATCGACACAATTTCTCGCATACTTTATAGGACAAACGATAATATATTCTTAAAGATAGTTACGCCGTATCATTTGTATTATGAAACGGCTTAGAAAACCTCGTACACCCGCCGAGTTGTCCCGTAAGAAAACACACAAGGCATATTCGCTCTATCTGAAGATAGAAAACATCGACTACCTTCAGAAGGAAGCGGATAAGCACGGCGCTGCGCTGTCTGTTCTTATTGACGAGGCTATTGAAAGTTACATCGCCGAGATTAGGGGCGACTCACACGATTGATGGTTTTGATACATACCTCCCGCTATTGAGGAAACCCAGTATTTCAGACTTTCCGCAAAACTTCTAGTCACCGTATCAAGCCTGCCGTCTCAGCCTCTCAATCTCAGACTTGAACAAATGTCCAGTCTGATACTCTCCCACGGCTTCGCAGTGGTCGGTCCACCGCTCGATCAAGTCGTCCCAATCATTCAATCGAAACACCAGCCGTGACACCCAGGTGGGCGAGTACGTGTACGCCGCAAGGCTTGTGAGCATGTGGTTGCGACTGACTCTGTCCTTGCGCCAGAAGCGCCAGTGGATCGCCGAAGCCAGTAGCTCCAGGTCAAACGCCCAGAGCACGAGCCGCGCCCAGCGTGGCTGCAGAAGTCTTAACCAGAGTGCCCATACGGTGGGTCCGCAGAAATCCGGCATCTTCTTAGGCGCGTCCATCACCCCGTTCTTGCGAGTGTTCCAAGCGGTAAGGAAGTATCGGCGCTTATGTGCGATGTAAAGCCGGTCTAGGTCTTCCGGGAAGTAAGACTCATTCATACCACACAGTACCGCTATGAGTTGGTCCCGCGAGAACCTGTCTGGCCGGCCATACCACTTAGTCGTGTCTGGGTGGCGAAGCGGAATACCCGCGATAGAGAACGGCAAGCCATGAGTAGATAACTCTTGAAAGAACCACAGTGTGCCCAGGATGGCCGCTGTATCGCCGCCGTCAAACTCACCATTTTCCAATCTACAACCAGGATACCCGTTCTGATCTATCATCCGTGTGCCCTCCGTAACCCGTTCTTGATCCTGCTAATATGTTGCGGTGATACTCCAAACCTGTTGGCCAATGTTCGACAAGAACCGGTCTCTTCGCGAATAGCTAGAACCTGAGTCGGAGTCAGTTTTGCTTGACGGTTACGGATGCCGGTCTGGTTTCCGAAGGCATGCGTGCGTAGGCCAGTTTCATATGCATGCTTCTGGTTCTGTGAATGTGTGCAATATTCCAAATTAACCAGTCGGTTGTCTGTCTTTATACCATTCTTGTGGTTGACACTCAGATCACTGGGACCAACAAACGCCAGCATTACAAGTCGGTGAACTGGCTTGTTCTTCTTGTGCAAGTGGACCAGTTGATAACCAAGTGAACTCATTTTACCTTTCAACAAGCGGCCAGCTACAGCACCTTGGCCTCCGGTAATTCGGCGGACGTTACCCAAGTAGAT